TGGCTTGTTTTCGGGTCTTTTGTTTCTGCTAGTTTTGCGGCGGCGTAAGTCGTTGCCGAATCCAACGTTTGCGCTTGCTCGATATTGATAATCTTTTCCCTGCGCCCGTAAGACGAAATAGACGCATCATCTTTGACAACGGTAAACCCGTTTTTGTATTTAACAAGATAGGTATTTACTAATTCATCTCCGCGCACATCGGAGGAAATTTCAAGACAGTTTGTACCAGCGCGGAAAAAAACGGTAGTGGATTTATTTGTGCCAATCCCATTTTTGTAGGCGGATAGGATAAATCCACCGCCGCTTAGGGAGATGGAAAATTCAAACCCGCCGACATCCGCGAAGTTCCGCGCGATCTGCAAGATGGATTCACCCGCTGTAATCTGGTACTCCTCAGAATCACCCCATGCTACCGCGTCGCTATCGTTGGTCGCGTCAAAGTCCCATGTCAGAGTGCTTAACGCGCCGCGTGCCTGCGCTTCTGTCAATAATTGAATCAAAATAGCGGCTTTGGTCATGCCGTTAAAAATGCGAGTTGATTCGGTTGTATCCTCGTTCCAGACAATTGGCTGGTCGAGTAACGCCAATGCGCCGCGTCCCGATATAGACATCCATCTGCCCGCGTTTTCACCCGCGTCTACCTGCGTCTTTTTTATATTCTCCACAAAAAAACCGCCGCGCTCCGCCCCGCGATAATTGTTTTGAATAAACATCCCCGAAGTGATAATACCCGCCGCTTCACTATCCAGCGGGATTTTCGCCTCGCCCGATCCCGCGCCGTTCATTTCTAAATACAAATGACCCGTACTAACAGGCAGAATCCGCATCCTTGTCGTAAGGTTGGCGGCGTATAAAATCCATTCAACTTTATCTGTGTTTGCCATGTTTGCCTATAAATAGGGCGGATAAAACTCGAACTTTACTTCGCCAGTCGTTGCCACGCTGGAAGTAATGTCAATGCTGTTGTCTCCAATTGCCAAGACCATGAGTGCGGTATCGCCTGAGTGAGTCACATTGCCGATCACGTTCCCACTGACGCTATGCGTAGCGGTGTATTGCCCAGTAGAATTCTGCATGATAATGACAGTATCTCCATCGGAGATTACGCCTGTATAGGTTAGACTGACGCCGTTGGTTGTGTTTATGATAACTGGATTCGTGAGTGGACCCGTTAGGGTGATTGTCGGATTGCGTTCCTCTACTGTTCCACTATTGGGAACTATTTCCGTTATCGGGCTGGTATCAATCAAAATCGTCGTTGAGGCTTGCGTACTCAATCGAAAATACGGTTGATTTAATACGAACTCTACAACTACCCGCGCAAACGTATCGTGGATTCTCTCCACCTGCATAGGCGCGTCTACCGAGGCGTTTGCATTATAGACACTAGCGTCCTCACGTGTATACTGCAACACCTTTTGACTGCGAACGCCGAATAACTTTTTCAGGTTATCGAAAATAGTATCCTGCTCAGTGGCAGTATTAGATACGATAGCCATACCAATCGTGATGATTCGCTGGTCGTAAAATTTTGGAACATAGAATGTTCCGTCATTGAACGGCAGAGAGATATTCTCTCCGCGCCGTTGGGGAATATCCAAATAATCATTCAAGACGGTCACAACCCCGTAAGAGGTCAGAGAGTTTCCGTCATATTTCCAAGTAATCGTCATGCCGCCGTTCCTAGATAACTAAGTTTTTTCAGTGTATTGCGGACGCTGTTCTCTGAACGTTCGGGTATCGGGTTGTTGATCGTGATGTTATAGGTTGCGCCCATTTTGTCTGCGTTCGGCACAAAAGTACCGTTTGTATTCGGGACAAACATTTCAGGCTGTGCGCCTGTGCCAATCATGTACGGTGTCCCTGCCACGCCCGATCCGCCGCTGTCCCTAGACCTCGGTCTGCGTGTTGCTGGGGGCAAACTCGCGCCACCGCCAGCAACTCCAGGATTGTACGAATATGGCGTGGGCGTTGTAATCTGCCCCGTCTGATTAAAATTCACGCCGAAATTAACGTATTTGCCGTCAAAGGCGGCGATCTGTTGCATGGTTGTAAGCGTCTGATTCATTACAGGTTGCGTTTTCTGAAAATTCGCTACCATTTCATCGGCGGCGCGGCTTTCCGCAATCGCTTGATCCGCCGCCGCGCGCGATACCAGACCGCGTTGAACGGCTATATCTTGCAGATATTCAAATTCGCCGCTGTCTATCAAGCCGTCCGCCGCTAGACGTTGTTGTGTCAAATCATAAACACGTTGTTGCGCCGCCTTTTTGGTCTGCTCCTCCAAACCCGCCTTGCTTTGCTGGTTCTCTTTCTCCTTTTGCGTGATCGCGTCCAACTGTTGCACATAACGCAAATATTCATCGTTCGTGAGTTTGCCAGCGCGTTGCTGTTCCCACATTTCCAATGTGAGTTTGTTTTTTTCCGCCGCAAGTTCGGCGTCTTTTTTCGCAAGGTCTTCGGTCGTCTTGGCGAAATTGTCTATGTCTTTTTGAATCGTGAACATGGACGATAACATGCCCGTCAATTCCGCGCTAAACCTTTGCGCGGCGGCTTGGGCGTCATCCATCTCGCCCGTCAAACCATTCACCGACTCGCCCATCTCATCGGCTTCATCGCCGCTCGCCGCCATCGCCGCCGTGTTTGCGTCTATCTCGTGAGCGGTATCGCGCAAGACGTTAAACCAATTCGTTGAGTCAACCGTGCCGTTTTTCGCCGCTTCGCTGAATTTTTGCGCGACAGTCAATGCCCACGTCCAACTGTTGACCAACTCGTCCAATATCGGCATGAGTTGGTTGCTTATGGACGAGCCGACGCCTTGCAATGTGTCCTTGAACGTGTCCCACGCCACCTCTAGGCGGCGGGCGTCGTTCACGTTCTTTTCGTTCAGCACAAGGCTTTCGTCTACCTCGTCGTTCATCTTGCGGATCGCGTCGCCGCCCTTTTCTAATACCTCGGCGTATTCCAGTCCTGCCCTGCCGAGGTTCTTGATAATGTATTCGTTCTTTTCCTGCTGTGAGCCTAATTTCCCATATTCATCCGCCATCGCCGCGAGCGTTTCCACTGTAAGCGTTTTGCCCTCGCTGGTCATGGCGCGGACGGAGGTCAGGAGTTTATCGCTGGATATACCAAAGTCGTCCATGACCTGAATCAAGCGGCTGGTGGATTCCGCGCTTTCCCCATTGACATTAGACAATTGACGCACCGCGTTGGCGTATTCCAATTGCGCCCCGATGGTCGCGTCAAAGGCGGCTTTGGCGTACTGCAACCCCATTTGCACAAGCCCAAGAGCCGACAAAAATTCGGTGTACGAATTTTTCAGCGTGACACTGGTCGCCTGCGTCTTTTTTTGTTGCTGTTCAAGAGTGTTCAAATCGCGGGTAACAGAGTCGATCTTTCCCGCGCCTTGAACAACCTCCTGAATTACAACCTTTACATTTGCCATGTTGCGCCTTTGCGGGTCTTTTCGACCATCGCTATTTTTTCCTTCAAGTCAATTTCATACGCTAGTATCGCGTCCATCCATGCCTCGGGGATGTCGTTCATCTGGTCAATCGTGATCTCGTATCCTGTCGCGTCATAAACCAACGGGCGGAGGGTACGGAACTCGATAATCCTTTGCAAATACCAATCATCCGTTCTGCCTCCGCTCGCCAGTATCATCGTCTCTTGTCTCAGTTTTTTTTTTGCAGTAGACGATGCTCCTTGATTTCCTGTAAGACTCGGTTATTGAACCAAATCCAAAACTGCGGGTCGGTGTCGGCGGTTTCCTTGACCATTTCCATCAATTCATCCGCGTTCCAGCCCGTGCCTTCCGCGCCTTGCGAGAGTATCGCGGAGAGTTTTTCAAGGTATGGATTCAATTGCTCATCGCCGCTTTGCACGTATGCGCCGAAGGATTCCATCAGCGAAAGCAACGCGCTGATAGGTGGATTGACCCAGACGTAAATTTTCTCGTCCGCGATCTCAGGGGCATACTCCGAGATGGAAAACGACCGCACCAAACGCGGCAAGATGATCTTTCTCATGGCATGGACGCCAACTCATTCGCCACGATAAATCGCGCTTTCAAGCCCGCCAGTGTGGAGTAGCCCGCGCGGAATACGCCAACCACCTGATCGTTGCCGTCATTGTCCGAAAGAGCCTCGAACGATTCCCACTTGCCCCACAGGTCAATGATGAATGTTTTGACATTGTACGTCGCGCCCGCGTCGGTGGTACTCATGGCGTTGCCTGTGAACTTCAAGCGGATACATCGCTCGGTTTGAGACCGCCACTTGTCTTTTTCCGCGACTGCCGAACTGTTATGCTCGAACGTTAGCGAAAGGGTGATCTCGTCTTTGACGCGCTTGATAAACGAGAAATCCGTGCGCCCATCGGCGGCAGGGTAGCCTTTCCAGCCCGTTGTGTGATTCAACTGCGCCTGAAACAACGTCTGCGATACCTGCGTCACGCCAATATCGGTGGAGGATGTAACGTCGTCGATATACAGTTCGCCGCTTGAAAACAGGATACTGTCCGCGTCAGCCAACGGCGCATCGGTGGAGGGGGTGTAATCCGTTGTGCCTGTCGCTCGCCCTTCCATTGTCGCCTGAATCATCAACGCCTCGCGCACCGATCCCGATAATGTGTATTCGCGCGTGAAGCAGTACGTCGAATATTCGCATTGCGTATTGTCGCCATATTCCAGCGTGTAGGTTTGCAGGTCCGTCGTGGCTATTGGGTCGGTGGAGGATACCTGCGCGTTCCATGTCCACACCTGCGCGGAGCCTGCGTCCGTTGTCGGCGTGGTGGCGTACAAGCCAGACTGATAGATGTATCCCAACTGCTCGAAAGAGGCAACGCCATCGAGCGAAATTTCGCTCCCTGTTTTGGCGATATAGGTACGGCTTGCGTCGCCCATCAACCCTATATCCTCCTCGACAAACGTCACCTCGGTCATGTCCCTGCCGACGCCTGTACCGCGCCAGAGCCATGCCGCGGCGACCTTTGTACCCGCGACACTTTCCGCGCCGCCTTGAATCCTGCGTAGTGCTTTTATGCCTGCCATAGTTCACGCTCCTGTCTGATTTTCATATCATCGTCTAAAACATTGCCAATGTGCCTGCATAACCGTTCAATGGTGGACAATCGCAAACCGATCTTGTCCATCCAAATATCGAAAGGTTTTTCGTCGCCCATCGCCTTGTTGTCATACTGATTGATCTGCGCTATCACCGCGCCAGTGGTTACGAACTGGCAATGATGAGCCGTGCAGTATGCAGTCTTGCCGTTATAGGTCACGCGATAATCTACATCGTCCCGCGTATAATCTTCGTGCCATTTTGGGTCGCGTCCGACGGATACCGCAAAGTCGTTCTCTCGCTCGCGCGGAATGAACATTCCCATGTCAAGCGTCGCATTTTCCTTCGCCCATTGCAAGGTATTCTCCACGCCCCAACGAAACGCGGTACGGACGGCGTAGCCGCTTACACAGGCGACATTGGGAAAGTGATTCATCAGTTCGATCTGCGGGCGCAACCAATCCCGCTCGTAATATATATCATCGTCCGAGAAGGCAATGACCGCCTCAGGCGGCGCCATGCGCCCGATGGTTGTCCGCGCCGTGACTTTACCGACATTATGCGAGAGTATCAGGATGTCGGGTTTGTAAACGTCTTGTAACCAATTCCGCAACTTTGGAATCGAGCCGTTATCCCATACGATAACCGTCGCGTCCATCTGCGCGTTGTCCCGCATGGTTTGAAGGCATGTTTGAATTACCTCCATGCGTTTCGCGTGGTACGCGGTTGTCGTATTTGGCAAATGCGTGATTACGGCAAGGAAAACTTTTTCAAATCCCTGCACCGACGCAGACCGTAAAGGGTTTTGACCGACTCGCATTAGCGCACTCTCCAAAATTCGGTGACAAGGTATCTGCCCGTCTTGCTCGATGTAAATTCCAAGTCGGCAAACTCGCGCAAGCCATCGCGTTCCTTCGCGTATTCGGGACGGTTGGCATTGTCCAGCACCACCCAACCGCAGCTTTTGACCAGACGTTGCGCCTGTCGTAACCATTCGGCGCGGTCGCGCACAGGTTCGCCGTCAATCAAAAGCAGGTCGTATTTGCGCCTGTTCTTGATAGGTAAGGCGGTCTGATACAACGTCACATTCTCACCGCGATGCGCGTCAATCACGTTGTACCACTCCAGTTTCTGTTCGTGGCATGTCACGCTTTCGACCCGTTCGGAAAACCATAACGTGGACCCGCCGCCGCCGTGTTCGATGACCTTGAAGTCGCGTTCGATAATCTGTTCAAGATACGCTACTGCGTCAGGAGGAAGCCAGGGCGTCGGCTTGATCTGTTCGGGTCGGCTGGGGTCATACCAATTCATGACTCATCGCCTCCAACATGACCGCCTCGCTTTTCGCGCCGCCCGCCGCCGTGATACGACCGTCCAAATATTCGAGGTATGCGCGATTCTCGCCAACCACGCCCTGAAAGATCGCCCTGCGATTTTCCGCCGCAAAATACTGTTGCATCGTCTGGCGGTACAGGTCGAATAATTTGGCGCGTTTGGGCGAACCCTTCGCGGCTTGCAGGGCGTTGCGCTCGATATGCCCAAGCGTGGTGGCGACGGAGATGTACTCCGTTTCTGCCGCCGTCATTTTCTTGCTGGCATTGTGCAGGGATGTTTCAAACTCCTGCCTGCTGAAAACAAATTCATTACCCGATTCCGCCCGCATAACATCGGCTCGCTTTTGGTATCGCTCGTTTTCCTGTTGCGCTCCGTTGACCATGCCGAGATTACCCGCGATATTCGACAATGCGCGAATGTTATCCATAAGCCTTTGCTGTACCGCGTGGCTCCCGTCGCGCTCCATCTCACCGACGATGTTATTCACAATGACGCGCTGTTTTGCGTATTCGTCGGTTAGTTTGTCCACTTCGATTTGCAGGCGTTCAATCCGTTCACTGAATCGCTCATACGGTATCGCCACTTCGCCATCGTACCCGTACACGGGACAAGCAAAGGTGTCGCCCTCGAAATGCACTTCAATACCCACGCCGCGCATGATACCGAGCCAGTACGCGACGCCCTCGCGCTGAAACTTGTACTCCGTATCGGTCTTCATGCCGACGCCATATATCTCAACGCGCTTGTAACAACCGAGATAAACAGCCAGAGCCAAAGCCATCGAAACGGACGACGACAGGAAGTGATCGCCGCCGAACATCTCTTTGACGCCTTGCAAGGGATAGGCTTTTGAATTAGGCACATCCGCGCAAGCCTCTTGCATGTAGACGGTTGTGTTCAGCCTATCAGCGCGAGGGGTGTATACGCCATTCCTGCATGATGGACAGCCCTTGCCCATGCACGCATTACACGCGCCGTTGACGTTTTTCATCCACAAAACATGATTTGGGTCATTGCGATTCAGCGGATTGCTCCATATCACACGGTCATGCAGTTGGAATACCGTATCGGCGCGTTTGCACCACGCCGCGTTGATCGCCTCATTGAACACCCAAATATCACAATCCTGCCTGTTCGTATCAAACGGCAGACGGGTGGGCGTAAAAGAGCCGACGATTGCCAACGTGTTTCTCATGGGGTTATTGGGGTCTCCACGATCTTGATGTTGATCTCAAATAATAGCATCTGCGTAAAAAAGTCCACGTTCGAGCCTTGCGGGCGTCCCCAGTTATATGGGCGGACGGCAAACGGGACTCCCGCGTCCGCTGAAAAAAGCGTATCCACCGCGCCCGATAATGTCGGATCGCCTGATAATCTTTGCGAAAATTCGTATGCCACCGCGTTGATCTGCTGATATGCCTGTTTCAAATTCAAGCGCGAGAAATGAAACTCGATATTGATCTGCGGAAAAATTTCAAGCATCCCATAATTGATTTTCATTAAATTGCCAGCCGCGAGATAAGCGACCGACATCGGCAGAGGGTCAATGTTCTCGATGGGATAGGCGGGCGCGGATTTTATGTCCACGCTGGTCATTGCCAACGAGAGGGCTTGTAAAGCGTTCACCGCGTTATCAATCGCGTTGCTCACGAGAACTCCAGGAATATCGGTTTGAGAATGGTCAGCACATTATCGTCCAGCGCGTAATTCAGCGCGGAGGCGGTCTCTCCTCCGCTGTTGACCATCTGGTAGCCCATCTTAGCCTTCATAAACCATTGCACCGCTTGAATCTTTGTCGCTTTGGCGACAATCGCGGGAGGCGAAGCGGAATATCCAGCCACGCCCACCACTTTGACGGATTTCTGTCCGCTGTAAAACGCGCCTTTTGTGCCTGCGTAATCCACTAAGCCCAGCGCGGTAAATGGTTTGCCTAAAGCCGACGCATTGTACGGGTAAGTGATGTAATCTGTCCCCTCGACCCATGTCGTGTAATCGGTGGAGGACAACCCGCCGCTTTCAGCGACCGCAACAGAGGAGATCGAAACAAATTCGTCAATGTACTGCGTCGCTCTCCCAGAGCCGTTATAGTAATAGGTCACTTCATCGGTTGTCGGATAAAAGAATCCAGCCACACGCCCAAAGGCGGCGTCAATCTGGCGCGAAGCAAAGGTTACAAAGTCCGACATCACAGGATAATCGGAGGTCGTATACGATCCCTCCGATATGTCCGCGAAGGCGTCGGTGGAGGAGGTATAATCATTTGCCATGCTTTAGACCGGGGCGGAATTTCTCCCGCCCCGGATCCATTAACTAACTCGAACTCGGCTGGGCGTTCTGCGCTTTGCGCGGAATGAAACGCCCCACCGCGCCAACAACCGTTGAGGTAAGGTCGGCGGTCGGCGTGATAACCGCGCGGACATACTTCTGCCCGATAACGGCGGGGTCAACGTAGATAAGCAGGGACTTGTTGTCGTCCGTGTTCGCCACCACCGCGCCTGTTGCGCTTGCTTGTGTGATCGCGCCCATCGCGTCCGTGCCAACTGCGCCAGAGAGACGGTAACTAAACGCCGCCGCCACTTCGTTGTTATCGCTGGTGGAGGTGTCGTTCGTGTCGTTGCCGACAACGGTTACAACCACCTCGCCAGTCGAATCGGTCGTAGTCAACGCGCCTAAGTTGACTTCGATTTCCAACTGCCCGCGCCCGATGCTTCCGAGTTTGACATACCGCGTGACTGCGGCAGTCGCCACAATGTCGGCGGGCGCGAGAAGCGGCACAACCTGATACTCTTCCGCAAAGTTAAGTTTGCTCATGTTATTTTCTCCTGATTCGTTTCTGATTACGTGGTAGCAAGCAGGGCGACAAACGGTGATTGCGTTGCGCCGCCATTCGCGGGAGTGATCGCCGACGCAAGCGCGGTCTGCCCGTCATTGCGATAGATGAAGCGGAAGGCGGTCTGGTCGGTCAGGAACTGCACGTGAATGGACGAAGCCGCCTCGACCGCGTTCTTTTCCCAATACAGGTACTGCGACATATCCGCGAGGAAAATATCGCCGAGCGTACCCAGCGCGGGATTGAACTCAGTTTCCACAACTGGCTTACCGTAAATCCGCATCACGCCGTCCGCGCCATAGGACACATACGGGGAGAGAATCCCCGTTGATCCGCTGGTAAATGTCAGTTGGTCAAGTTGCGCGTGGACATCTGAGGAGATGTACCACTTCGCGTTTGCCTTCGAGCGAGGGAGCAGACGCGCCCACATAGCGACAATATCCGCGTGGGAAATTGCGGAGGTCGCGGCGCGTGCGATACTGATAAGGGCGGGCGAGAGTAGTGCGCCCGAAGGTCGATCTCCGCCAACGCCGAGCAGAACATCGTAGTTTGCCAAGAAGTCCAGTTCCTCCATCGAGGACTGCTGGATAATGGCGTTCATCATGCCGACATCCGCAAGCAGTTCGTCGGTCGCGTATTGCAGGACGTAGGTCTTGTGTAGTTCCCAATTGATCTTGCGGAACTTCGGTTGCGAGGCGGTCATGCTTGCCGCTTCCGCCGCGTGATACCCACGCACACCGCCCCAGCGCGAACCTGCCGCGCGGGAAGTTTCGTCAACGCCGGGTATCCAACCGCTGTTACTGTTGGGTCCAACAGGGAGACGATTCACGTCCTGCGTGAACACACCCGCTTCGTGGATATTCTGCAACAGTCCCGCCGTAATGGTTGGCTCAAGCAGGAATTCACCCTGTGACGGGATCGCTTCATTCGAGCCAAGCGCGGCTTTCGCTTCCATCGCTTTCAGCCCGCGAATACGAGGGGCAACGCGCCCGTTCTTGGCGGCGTCGGCAACTGCGCCCAACTGCTCACCGAGGGACTTGAACGGGCGGTCTGCCTCGTCTACCTTCACCTCGACTTGCGCCCCACGCGCGGCTTTGACTTCGGGCAGAGCGTCCAACGCCTCGACCACTGCCGACTTTGCGGCGGCGGCGGCTTCGGTCTTGATGGTCTCGCCGATGTTCTTACCGTACTCATCGAACATTGTTTTTAATTCTTCTTTTTCCATGTTATTTTCCTTTTCTTCGGTTTGCGGCGTTTGGATTTCAAACGCCAAAGTTTTTACTGGCACGATCTGATTTCTCGGCTCGGCAGGAGTCGGCGTCAGGCTTGCGTCCAGTCCAAGATACCAACGCTTGATCCAGTACGCTTTGCCAGACGGCTCGCGGTCTACCAAGTGCGCCGCCGTGCCGCTTGACCAACCTAACGCGCCAGCCATGCCAGCATCGATAATCATTTGCTCGTATTGATTGCGAGCCTTCAAGATGGTTTCGGCGAACACGCCAATATCATCGCGTGTGAGTTTCGCCTTGCCGATCTTGTCCTTGTATTCCGCGCGCTTGCCATCGAAACGAACAGGCATACGATGGTTGAAATAAACATCTGATTCCACCGCGTCGCCAAAATCTGTTTTGGCGTCGAAGTAATCGCCTGTCAGGTCGGGAGTATCAGGGCTTCCAAAAGTAATCAAGTACCCTGAAAACTTCACGCTCCCATCGTCAAGTTTGACGAACTTCAACGGCGACCCGAACGAAACAACCTCGTCCACTGCCACACCTTTCTTTCCGCACAACGCGCCATTCTCGACGGCGTAATCATGTATCTGTTGCAAGCGGTCAGAATCGCGGCGGCTGTTTCTTGCGCCGATTTTCACCTCTTCGGTGACAGTTTCCTGCTCTTCCTGTTTTTTTTCATCGTTCATACGCACCTCGTAAAAATAAAGCGAG